TCAACAAAAAATATTAAGAGAAAAATTAAACAGTTCTGATTATAGATATTTCAGAACATCATCAGGTAAATTTTAATGGCACTAACAAATTACACAGATTTAAAAGCATCTATTGCAAATTGGTTAAACAGATCAGATTTAACATCTGAGATAGCAGATGATTTTATTAAATTAACAGAAGCTGATTTTAATTCAAAGTTAAGAATTAGAAAAATGATAGCTCAAGCAAATTTTACAATTAATAGTGAAACAGAAGCTCTACCAACTGGTTTTTTACAAGTAAGAGATATTTATATTTTAAATGGTAATACAAAAGTTCCTTTAACTTACACAACACCATCACAAATGGATAGTACAGTCGGAACTTCTACAACTGGTTTGCCAAACTCATTTACAATTTTAGGGGATAATTTTAGATTTTCTCCAAAACCAGATGGATCTTACTCAGCTTATATAAATTATTATAAATCATTTGATGCACTATCAAGCACAACTACAACAAATTATATTTTAACAACCCACCCAGCAATTTATTTATATGGTTCTTTATTTCATGCTGCTAATTTTTTAGGTGGTATTAATGCACAGCAAGTTCAAACTTGGCAACAAATGTTTGCAACTGCTATGGAACGATTAGAATTAAATGACAGAGAAGATCAAGTAAGTGGATCACCTTTACAAATTAGAGGTGAGAACACAGTCGCTTCTCCATTTATTTCAACTTTATAATAGGAAAAAATTATGCAATTACCTTTTGGCGAATGGTTGCCAGACCAACCAGATCATTTAAATCCTGGTGCAACTGTTGCTACAAATGTTTATCATGCTCAAAGTTCATATAAACCTGTAAAAGGATTAGTTACTTATGGTGGATCATCTAATGTAACTCAAAATGCAAAAGGTGCTGGATCATTTAGGGACAACACCAATACTGTATTTACTTTTGTTGGTACTAAAGACACATTATATAAATTAACTTCAGGTGCTTTTTCAGAAGTTGGTGCAAGAAATGTAAAATTAGCAACAGCTAAAGCTACTTGCACAATTACAGTTTCTGATTATGCAAATATAGGTGCTGGAAAAACTATTACATTAAAAAAAAATAATGGTTCTACAGTTGTTTTTACTTCATCTACTGGAAGTCCATCTACTAATCAGTTTCAAGTACAAACAAACAACAATACAACTGCTACAAATTTAAAAAATACCATAAATGGTCATGCTGATTTTACAGCTACAGTAACAAATGCAGTTGTAACTGTTACAAGGGCAACGATTGGTAATGCTAATTTAACAAATGTTTCAAGTGATACTGTAAGATTAACTACTACTAATTTTTATGGTGGAACACCTTTAACTGGTACAGATACAGATTACATTACATTTACACAATTTGGACAATATGTAATTGCTAGTAATGGAGTTGATGAACCTCAATATTATTTGATGGGTACTTCAACAGTTTTTGAAAATTTATCAACTATTGCATCTAATGGAACTCCACCAATTTTTAAAACTTCAGGTGTTGTTAGGGATTTCTTAGTAACAGGAAATATTGTAGGTGCTAAAAACAGAGTAGCTTGGTCAGGTATAAATAATATATCAACTTGGGAAGCTGGTGTTAGTTCATCTGATACTCAAGATTTACCAGGATCAGGTGGTCAAGTAGTGGCAATTACTTCTGGTGAGATTGGTTATGTTTTTAGAGAAGATCAAATAATTCGTATGGACTTTGTTGGTGGAAATGTTGTATTTAGATTTTCAGTAATTTCACCAAATAGAGGTGCTGTTTATGGACAAACAGTTTGCCAAGACAACAGACAAGTTTTCTTTTACGCATCAGACGGATTTTTTCAAATCAATGGCGACCAAGTATTGCCGATAGGAGCTGAGAAAGTAAATAGATTTTTTGATGGTGATTTAAACAAAGCATACACAGACAGAATTACAGCAGCAGTAGACCCATTTAATACTTTAGCAATTTGGTTATATCCAAGTAAAGATAATCCAAACACTACTGGAGTTTGTGATAAATTACTGATATATAATTATATAACTCAAAAGTGGTCAGTTGCTAAAGTTAAAGCATCACAAATCTTTAAACAATTTGTAGTAGCAAACACAGTTGAACTTATGGATATTATAAGTTCAAATTTAGATCAAATTAATATTTCACTTGATACTAGGTTTTGGGAAACAGGACATTTGTATTTAGGTGCNGTTGATGAAAATTTTAAAGCAGCAATATTTTCTGGAAAAACTTTAGAAGCTGAACTTGAAACAAAAGAANNAGAGNTGTTTCCAGGTTTAAGAGCTAATGTAACTGGTGTTAGACCAATAGTAGATGCAAGTGCAAATGTAACTATAAAAACTAGAGATAGATTAGTTGATAGCGTTACCACATCTACATCAAGCTCTATGAATAATACAGGCATCAATCCTGTAAGACAAAGTGGTAGATATTTTAGAGCAAATGTAAAAATACCAGCACAAAGTATTTGGACTGATGCACAAGGAATTGATTTAACAGCTAGTCAAGGTGGATCAAGATAATGTCAGATAAAATAGATATAGATAACATTAGATATTCATTTGAAGCAAAAGAGCTTTTTCAAAGACAAGTAGAGGAAGCAGTAAATACATTAATTAACAAAAACAATACTGAAAGCGATAAGGCTTTTAGTTGGTTTATGAATTAGGAGTAATATGACAACAAACATTAAAGACTATTCAACAACACAGGCAAATAATATTTCATTAAATACTATTGATGTTGATGAGGGTATGTTACCTAGTAATCTTAACAATGCTATTAGAGCATTAATGAAAAATACTAGAGATTGGGCAAATGATAGTCAATGGTTTGAATATGGTGATGGATCTGGTGCTTATACATCAGCTTATGTGTCAGGCACAGCTTTTACAATTAATGGTGCAAATGTAACTTCAATTTATCATGCTGGAAGAAGAATTAAATTAACAGCTACAACACCTGGTACAATTTTTGGAACAATCTCATCATCATCATTTTCTACAAACACAACTGTAAATGTTACTTGGGATAGTGGATCACTTGCTAATGAAACAATATCTAATATTTATATTGCAGCTCTTTCAAAAACTAATTCATCTATTCCTACAGAAATTATTGGTACATCTAATATTGCAGATAGTGCTGTTACAACTGCAAAGATTGCAGCAGACTCTGTAAATGGAACTAAGATTGCAGATGATAGTATAAACTCTGAACATTACGTTGACGCATCAATCGACACAGCTCATATTGCAGATGCACAAATAACTACTGCTAAAATTACAGATGCAAATGTTACAACAGCAAAAATTACAGATGCTAATGTTACTACTGCAAAAATTGCAGATTCAAATGTAACAACAGCTAAGATTGCAGACTCTAATGTAACTACTGCAAAATTAGCAACTAACGCTGTTACAACTGTTAAAATTACAGATGGAAATGTAACAACTGCAAAGATACCAGATTCAGCAATTACCTCTGCTAAAATAGCAGATGGTGCAATTGTTAATGCAGATGTAAATGCTAGTGCAGCAATTGCAGCTACAAAAATACATGATGGTACAATCTCTAATACTGAGTTTGGACATCTAAATGGTGTAAGCTCAAATATTCAAGATCAACTAGATGCTAAAGGTGCATCTAATGCCAACCTAACAGCGATTGGTAATCTTGCAAAAACAGATGGTAATTTAATTGTTGGTAATGGATCAACTTGGGTAGCCGAAAATGGTGCTACTGCTAGAGCTTCTTTAGGATTAGGCACTATTGCAACTCAAGCTGCTAATAGTGTTTCAATATCTGGTGGATCAATTACTGGACTTGGAACTCCATCTTCTAATTCAGATGCAGCAACTAAAGTTTATGTTGATGGATTAGTTACAGGATTAAAAACTAGAATTATTTGTAGAGTTGCAACAACAGCTAACATTACAACTGCAACAGACTTACAAGCTGGTGATACTATTGATGGTGTAACCCTTGTTGCTGGAGATAGAGTTTTAGTTAAAAATCAATCAACTGACACACAAAATGGAATTTATTTAACAGCAGCTTCAGGTCAAAATGCTGCAAGAGATCCTGAGTTTAATACAGTTGCAGAATTAG